CGGAGGGCCGCTGACATGGAGCGCAACGACACCCCCTGGGAGTGCCACGGCCCCTGCCGCCAAGGCCGCGCGGAGTGCCCCACGCCCGAAGCCTGCGAGCGCCCACCGGGTGACCCGGATGGCCTGGAGCTGCTCGGCGGCCTAGCCGTGGTGCTGCTGGTCATCTTCGTGCTTGGCCTGCTGGTGGCGGCATGAGCAAGCTGCACCTGACCCGCGCCGTGCTGCGCGCCCTGATCCGCCGCGACTGGCCGGTGGCCCGCATGTGGGCCGGCGTGCTGCGCGATTCGTTCAAACCCACCCCATTCTGAGGAGACCAGCATGAGCGAGCTGCTCAAGATCAACGTCAACGACCACACCGAGCGAAAAAACGGCCTCACGTACCTGTCTTGGGCCTGGGCCTGGGCCGAGGTGCTGAAGCTGGACCCCGCCGCCACCTGGGAGGCGCATGAGTTCAACGGCTTGCCCTGCATCGTCATGCCCGACACCACCTGCATGGTGAAGGTCAGCGTGACCATCAAGGGCGACCGCAAGACCTGCTTGCTACCGGTGATGAACCACCGCAACCAGGCCATCAAGAACCCCGACGCCTTTGCCGTCAACACCGCGCTGATGCGCTGCCTGGCCAAGGCCATCGCCATGCACGGCTTGGGCCTCTACATCTACGCCGGCGAAGACCTGCCCGAGCAGGACGAGCCGAAGGCCACCGACACCAAGCCCGCCGACGTCAAACCCCTCAAGCCGGGCGTGATCAGCGCCACCGACGGCGCGGCCGATGCCCTGCAGGAGCAGGAGCGCAACGAGATGACCGAGGTGGCTCTTCACATGATCGACTGCCACCGCAACGGGCGCGACCTGGACGCCATCCGCATCTGGTACGACCCCGCCACCTTTGAGAGCAACGAGCAGCGCGTGTTTGTCTGGTCGCTCCTGAAGACCGAGTCCAAGCTCCGCGCCGTCATCAAGGCCAACAACCCCAACGAACAGAAAGAAGCAGCATGAAGATCACCGTCACTTGGTTCCGCGACCAGTTCAACATCAACTTGGCCAACGGCGACAAGCCCGAGTTCCTGTCCATCAAAGGCTGCCGCCTGAAGAGCGGCGAGCGCGGCGACTTCGTGGCCTGGCCCAGCCAGAAGAAGGACGACGGCACCTACTGGCGCCACGTGTGGGGCTCCGACGAGTTCCAGGCCGCCGTCATCCGCGAGGCCAAGAAGAGCCAGCCGCAGGACGCCAGGCCGGCTCGGCAGAAGGACGAGCGCTGGCAGGCCAGTGCGCCGGCACGGCAGACCGTGACCGAGGACGAGGATTTGCCCTTTTGAGCTGACATGCACAACCGCATCAACCCCAAGGAGCGGGCGCACTTGGCCAGAGTGCGCGAGCTGCCGTGCTCTGTGTGCGGCGCCCCGGGCCCGTCCGAGGCGCATCACATCAAGCAGGGCCTGCAGTTCACGGCGGTGGCCCTGTGCGAGAGCTGCCACCGCGGCCCGGTGATGGGCTGGCATGGCCAGAAGCGCTCCTGGGCGGTGCACAAGATGGACGAGCTGGACGCTCTCAACCTGACGATCAAGGGGCTGGCATGACAGACAACATCAATGGCACTTGCCTTAAGGCGCTGGGGCTTGGTGCGCGTGCAAGGAACAGCTTGGCAACGATCGGCGTGTTCACGCTAGAGCAGCTTGAACAGAAAACCGAAACGGAAGTGCTTGCCACGCACAACATTGGGCGCACAACGCTTCGCGAGATCCGGGCGACATTGCAAAGCGCGGGCAAGACATTCAAAGAGCGCATCAACGCCTTGGAGCTCAGCGTCAACCGGCGGCACATCTTGGACTTGGCGCGGAAAGCTGGCTTTCCGACGACAAAGCACCTGTCTGGTCGGTATGACGTTGCCGGGCAAGCTGTAAGCCGGTTTGAGCGCTTTGCCGCCCTCGTTGCCGACGCCGAACGTGAGGCGTGGCCCCGGCTTGATCCTGTGATCGCTTGGCTGGAAAACGGCTGCGATCCAGCGGAGGCCGCCAAAGAGTTACGCATCTACGCCGCCGCCATCCGCGCAAGGGGCCAGCAATGACCCACACCACCACCCTGCACAACCCGCAGGAGGCGCACCAGACGCTGCAGCGCCTGTGGGGCTGGCTCAAGCCGCGCCTGCTGCAAGGCCAGCGCATCACGCTGAGCGTGGAGGAGGAGCGGCGCAACCTGAGCCAGAACGCGCTGCTGCACGCCACGCTGCAAGACATCGCCGCCCGGCGCGAGTGGGCTGGCCGCAAGTGGGAGCCCGAGGTATGGAAGCGACTCTTGACCGCGGCCTGGATGCGCGCGCGTGGCGAACAGGTGCTGTGTGTGCCCGCCCTCGATGGCCATGGTGTCGATGTCGTGTTCCAGCGCACCAGCAAGCTCAGCAAGGCGCAGATGGCCGAGCTGATTGATTTCATCCAGGCGTGGGATGCCCAGGCATGAACAAGGTATCTCCAGCATCTGTAAAAGCCTGCGCCCGAGTCTTCGGCGCTTATCGCGAACTGCGTTGGAGCGCCGATATGCGAACTGACGTTGGGCACGGCGATATGTTTTGGAGCGCTTACTGGTTTGCGCGCGGACAAAAACTTGACCGTGATTTAGCAACTGCTGTCGCAGAAGTCGCCAAGTCTTTTGCAAGCCTCTCAGTAGATGACCGCCGAGCGCACTGCGCATTACCCATAAATGGGGATTGAAATGACCGAAACCTTGACCTGGACCCCCGCGTCCACCAAGCCCGACGCCGACATCAGCGTGCTGTGCTGGCGTGACACCGGCGAGTGGTTCAGCGGCTGGTATGACGACCAGGCCGGCGCGTGGTTTGACTGCGCCAGCGGCGGCATCGTGGACGGCGTGACGCACTGGGCTGAGCCAAGAGGGCCGGCATGACCGTCACCCTCACCAACGACAAAGCCGCGGCGGTTGATTGCACTTATTTCTGGCGCCCGATGAACACCTGCCCCGTCAGCGCCAAGGTGCAGCTCCTGGGCCGCGGTGGGGTGGCGGTGTACGGATCTTGGGACGGCAAGAGTGACTGGTGGCGCGGCTGGGCCCCGCTGCCCAAGGTGCAAGCCGAATGGAAAGGCGACGTATGACGACGATGCAACTGCTCAACCTGGAGGACCAGATCCGCGCCCTGCAGGAGAAGGCGCTGGAGCTGCGCACCACCACCGACGACCCCGAGCTGCCCGCAGCCTGGCGCAAGCTGCAAAACGGCGCCAAGTGGTTCCGCTATTTGGAGCTGACGCCGCAGCAGGGCGAGCTGTTCCGCCAAGACGGCTGGGAGCCGCTGTACCGCAAGCAAAAGGCCATGGACGGCTGCAAGGCGCGAGCGCTGGCACGGGCCTACCGCGGCGTGTCGCTGATTCGGGAGACGGAGCGGCACCATGGGATCCACTGAGCTGCGGGCGGCCGCCCAGCAGGCGCTGGAGGCGATGCGCTGCGCGGTGCCGACCGGCAAGATCACGCTATATGCGTGGGACAAGGCAATGGCCGCCCTCCGCGCCGCGCTGGTAGAGGACGCCCTGCAAAAGTTCACCGAGGTCAGCCAGGAGATTGAGGCCGCGCTGGCTGAGCCAACTGGTAAGGAAGGCTTACAGGTTGAGCCAGTGCACGAGCCTGACCTATCCCGCTGCCCCAATTGCAACGGCCCTGCCGACAACGGCCATGACCGCAGCATCCCGCCGAGTCCGTATTGGTGCACCAAGTGCATGGCAGAGCCGGTGCAGGAGCCGGTCTGGGTCTGCCCTGATTCTGCAGAACACCGTTACCAGAAGCCTGGGCACTGCGAGGACTGCGGCAAAACGTTGGTGCAAGAACGCCACTTCTGCCCCCGCTGCGGCAAGCGCACCAACGACATCCACACCTGCACGCCGCCAGCACCCCTCACCGACGAAGTCATCGCCGAGCTTTGGCACCAGAACGGCGGCTTTCACCACCACTTTGCCCGCGCTATCGAGCGCTGGCTGCGAGGTCACGCATGAGCCTGATGACGCAAGGCTACCTGTTGGACAAGTACGGCCCACGCCTGAGCGTGGACGACCTGTGCAGCGTGCTGGGGCTGACCAAGTCCACCATCAACAACCAGATCAGCGCGCAGGCCTTCCCCATCCCCACCTATCGCGAATTTGGCCGGCGCTGGGCCGACTACCGCGACGTGGACGCCTACCTTGAGCGCTGCCGCGAACTCGCTTCCGCCTAGCGGTGCAGATCCTCGGGCTTGAGGTTGGTGTAGCGCTTCAAGTGCCGCCAGTCCTTGTGGCCCGTGACCAGAGCCACCTGCTGCACCTCGTAGCCCTGCTCAAACAGGCGCGAGGTTCCTTCGTGCCGCAGATCGTGGAAGTGCAGGTCCGGGATGCTGAGCGCCTGGCAGGCCCAGCGGAAATACTTGCTCAGCGTCTGCTCGTGGACGGGGAAGATCAGCTCCCCCTTGGCCTGGCGCTGCACGATGGCCCAGGCGTCACCCAGCAGGGGAATCCACTCGTTGTTGCCGACCTTCTTGCGCGGGTGCTTGCGGTCGCGCACCAGCACCAACTTCTTGGCCGCGTCCACATCCTCCCAGCGCAGGCGCGTGATCTCACCGCGGCGCATGGCCGTCAGCACCGCAAACCGCACCACGTCGGCGTAGAGCGCGCCGTGCTCGCGCTCCAGGTACTCCACCAAGCGCTGCAGCTCATCCTGCGTGGGCCGGCGCTCGCGCTTGCCGCCGCCGCCAATCAGGCCCAAGTGCGTCAGTAGCGGCCGCGCCTGGCCCACCACATCGGGCAGCGTGAGCTTGGTCGCCATGGCGCCGTAGCGCAGCACGGTGCCGAGCTTGCCCACCTCCATGTTGCAGGTGTAGGGTCCGGCGCCCTGCTCTTTGCGCGCTGAGCAGTAGCCCACCAAGTCTTGCGGCGTCAGGCGCGCGGCGTTGCGGTCACCCAGGCCGTCTTGCAGGTGGCGCAGCATGTAGTGCTCGGTGGAGCTGTCGCTGATGGGGCGAGACTTGTCGCGCAGCTCGCGGTAGGCCTGGATCACATCGGCCAGCAGCACCACGCGCCCGGCCACCGCCGTGGGCGTGGGCGCTTGCCCGCGGTCAATGTCGGCCTCGATCTGGCGCGCCCAGCGCTCGGCCGCGGCCTTGGTCGCAAAAGTCTTGACGTAGACTGGACTGCCCTTGCGCCGGATCTGCGCCCGCCATTTCAGCCCGACTTGAATGATGCTGGCCACATGCCCTCCAGGTGAGTGGTACAGCGTACCACTTCGTACCACTGCGGGCCGGAATCTGCAGGGTTTTGCGGTGTCTTGCCGTAGACTCACCCAGGAGATACGGGGTAAACTCCCAGGGCCGCCCGCCGTAGTTCAATGGGAGGAATTACCTATGAACAAGGTGGCTCGGTAGCACATTTGGTAGCACTCAGGGAGAACGTATGGCCACACCGAACAGCGCGCAAAGCGCCATTGACGAGGTTCTTGCCATCCTGCAACGGCTGCTTGAGCAAGCCGAAGAATGCGAGGCGGCCATGGGGACCATGCCGGGCGCTGATGAAGCGCTTACGCAGGCCATCGTGGAAACCAAACAGATCCTCAATCGTCTGACAGCAGCCCCGCCCCAAGCGCAGTAACGCCGCCGGCAGCCGCTAGTGCGGCCAGCAGTTCAGGATCCGCCAAGCCTGCGTGGCCTTGCCGCCGAATGATCATGTCTCGAGCGGTGGCCGGCGACACCCCCATGCGCTGGGCGGCCTTGGCAATCTGCTGTGCGAGCAGCTCGAGCTTGGGGGCGCCAATGGGCGAGGTCACGCCCGTCGCGTTGGCGCCGGCGCCCCACACAACCGCTTGAGCGGGAACAGACTCCAAACCCATGGGCGCGGCAATCTTTTCTTGCCACCAAGGGGTCAGCGAATTCATCTCGGCCACCGAAGCGCTGGCCCCAGGAATCACCTCCACGCCCTTGCTGGTCTTGCGGCCACGCACGTCTGGTAAACCAACCAACCTGGACCAGTGCGCATCACCGACTGGGAACTTGGTCTGGAACCCAGTCTGGGGAACACCAGAAGCCGTGATGTAGCTCGGCACCTTGGCCGAGCCCATGTCGATAACGCCGCCGCTGAGGTACTTCTCCATCGGGGCCGCTTGTGAAGTCTTGTGATAAGCATGCCCCATCACGGCCCGCATGTCGCTTGGGAATCCGGCTCCACGTGAGTCTTCAGCCATGCCGCCAAACTTCTTGAAGTCACCGAAGCGACCCTGCGCGTCCAGCCAGTTGGCGGCCGTGCCGCGGTTCAGCTCGGTCAGCACCTCGGAGCCAGGGCTGGCCATCCCAGTGAGGGTGTTGAAGCGGTTGTATTCGGCCACCGCGTTGGGGCCGTAGATTTCTTCGAACCGCTTGAACAGCGGATCCATGGTGTACCAAGAAGCCATTCCTGTGTACAAGTCCGGGCGCTTTTTGGCTTCGCTGATGATGTCCTGCAGGCGCTGGGTGTTGCGCGGGTTCATGACCTGGCTGGCGTGGCGCGCGCCTTTGGCCCCTGCCGGCACTTTGTAGGGCGCATCCACGATGTTGCCCTGGCGCTGGCCCTGCTGCGCAATGGCGAACAGGTCGTCGCGGGTGACCCCGAACAGCTCTTTCATGATGGGGTCTTCTGGCGCCACCTTGGCGCGACTCACCAGCTCGCGCGGGTTGTCGTAGATGCCGGGGTAGCTGACGCGTTCTGGGTCAACGACGGTGGCGATGCGCTTGGGCGCCTTGCTGACGCCCGCGTACCGGCCAGCCGCCGCTGCCGGCTTGGCCACTGGCACACCGGCCAGCGACAGCGCCCCGACGCCCATTCCTAGCAGGCCGCCGCCCACGTCACCGCCAGCGGCTCGAGCAGCTCCCTCGCCAGCCTGCAGGCCGCCTTCTTGGGCGCCAAACGCCAACCCCACCGGAGTGGCATCCAGTAGGCCCATGCCGGCCACAGCGCCCTGGCCGCCGCCGGTGACCTTCTGCGCCATCTTCATGGCGTCATAGGCCGACATGCCAAATCGGCTCATCAGCACGTCTTGCAGGCCACTGGCGGCGCGCTCGCGCCAGGTGGGCTCATAGGCTCTCATCTGATCCATCACACCCCCAACAACGCCGCTTCCGCAGCTCTACGCTTGACCAATCCCGGCAGCACCCGGCCGCCGCCCCGCACCCACTTCATCAGCTCCACCCGCGCCCCGGGCACGTCGTCGGCGTTGATGCGCCGCCGCAGCGTGGAGCCCGCCAGCGCACCCGTGCCGCAGTTGAAGGCGAAGTCCAGCACCGCCCCCGTGGCCACCTCGCCCCAGTCGGCCAGGCCGGGGCACAGGCGCTGCACCCGGGGCAGGCACTGCAGCAGCTCGTGCTCCAGCAGCGCCATGGCGCGCTCGCGGGTGATGGGCGGGTCTTTCAGCGTCACGCGCGTGCCGTCCTCGTAGAACGTGCTGCCCACGCCGATGGTGGGCACCGCGGCCGGGCACAGGTAGGGCTTGAGGTACAGGCCCTCGAACACCAGGCACAGGTCGCGCGCGGTCTGGACGGCGCTCATTTGTTGCGCTTGCCCAGCGAGCGGTCGGCAAAGAAAAAGCCGAGCACGGTGCCCGCCAGGGTGACGTCCCACTCGTCCATCTTCCAGCCCTGGTGGTTGAGCTTGAGCACCCACAGCGCCAGCGCGATGGTGGCCGCACTCGGGCGGATGACGCCGTTCCAGATGTCCACCACCGCCCAGCCCGTGGGCTTGAAGGCGCTGTCCATCACCTTGGCGAAGGCGGCAGCCTCCGCGGTGGCCACATCGGCCTCGGCTTTGGCGGCCACCATCTGGATGCCCAGCTCATGCTGCAGGGTGAGCGTGGCTTGCATGCGCTGGTGCGCCAGGTCTTCCAGGCGGGCCTGCTGCTCCAGGCGCTCCATCTCGTGCTGGTGGTCTTGCTTCTTGTTGTACCAGGCCGAGACCTCGCCCCAGATCATTCTGAAGACGCTGCCGCCGAGGAAGGAGAACAGGGCTTCGATCACTTGACCCACCTCGAGCCGAACTGCACCAGCGTGAACAGCACGGCCGCAGCGGCCCACACGCCGATGCCGCGGTTGATCCACTGGTCCACCTTGCGGTCGGTCTTGTGGATGGAGGTGTCGTGCACCGCGATTGCGGCTTCACACTTGCCGATGCGCTCGCCCTGGGAACTCTGGCGTTCCTCAATCAGAATCAGGCGCTGGATGGCGTCGGTCAGCTTGTCGACCTTGGATTCGAGGCGGCGGAAGTCGTCGTCGGTCATGGCGTGAAAAAGCCCGCACGCGGCGGGCTGGGAGGGGTGGATGGACAGGTGGTACGGGCTGGACCCGATCTTCTGTGGCTGGCTGGTGGTGGCCGTTATCGTCTGGGCCATCCAGTCATGGCGAGACAGAAAGTAGGCCCGGCAGCAGCAGTGGATCCCACGGGTTGCGCGGTGGCTGCGCCATCGGGCTGAGCAGCCCGCGCGGCACGTTGGTGGCGCCGCGCTCCATCAACGAGATGGTGATGTTGTTCAGCGGGTCACGGATGGCCGCATCACCCAGCGGCAGCTTGCTGGCAAACGGCGTCACGTACTTGCTCAGGCCTTGAACCACATTGGCCAGGCCGGCTGCGGTGTTGGAGTTGTTCACCGCTGAGCCTCGAGGCTGGAAGGTCTCGATGCTGCCGGTGCGGCCGATGGCCTTGAGCTGCTCGAGTTCCTCCGCGCTGAAGAACAGGCGCAGCTTGCGGTCGCCAATGTCGTCCAGCGCGCGCAGCCACTGCCGGCCCGAGAAGTTGGCCGTCTGCGTCTGGTTGCCCTTGCCAATGGCCGCGTCCTTGAGCTGCTGCACGATGGTGCCGCGCACCGCCTCCAGCGCCGGCTGACTGCTGCCGATCTCCCCGGCCAAGCGCTGCACGTCCTGCAGGCCCGCGGTCTTGCTCAGGATGTTGTTGCGGATCCAGGTGTCGGCATTCGCCCCCTCCACTGCCGACTGCACCCCGGGCACGCTTTCTTGCCACCTGCGCCATTGCAGGTTGGCCGCGCGCGCTTGATTCAACGTGTCCAACAGCGCCGCTGGGGCTTGATCAGCCGCCGCCATGGCCTGGCCTTGGGCCCCACTCACCAATTGATTGCCGCCAAATACCCGTTTGTCGGGCGTCAGATTGGCGTTGTCCAGGTAGGTTCGAACAATCGACAGCGCGGCCTTCTTGTTGCCATCACTGGTGCCGCGCATCGCCGTGGCAATCGTGGACTTCAGCTCGTCCAGCACGTTCACCGTAAAGGGCGTTTTTGTGTCCGCCAAGATGTCGTTGATGGTGGAGCTGACCTCCTCCGGCAAGAAGCGAATCTTGCGTTTCTTTTCCAGCTCAGCCCATACACCGTTGAGCACGCCGCGCTCCAGCGGGATGTCGCCGCCGGCCATCTCATTGGCTTGCCTGTAAAGGCTGCTTTTGGTGGCCTCCAGTTGGGCGTTCCGGCTCAGGATGGGCGACATGGCCGTTTGCCCGGCGCCAAACGGGTCATTCACCGGACGCAGACCCTCCATTGCATCCAGCAGGGTGCGGTTGTTGCCTTGAGCGATCTGCGGCAGGCGGGCGTCCTGGTTGCCCGTAGCGGCGGCCATGCGCATGGCGTTTTGCTCGCGCGTCACGTCCATGGGGTCTAGCGTCAGCCGGCCACGCGTCGGCGTGAGCCCCAGGCGCCGGTAGTCGGCCAGGCGGGCCAGGGCGTCCTCGTTGAGCGAGCCGCCCGTCTTCAACGCTTGGCGCACATCGTCCATCAGGGACTGCTTGAGCGCCGGGGTGATGCTGGCCGGGTCAATTCCCTGGTTTTGCAGGGCAATGGTGATGCGCCGCTCCACGTCCGCGGGCGCGGTCTTGGGCGTGATCAGGTTGCCGAGCGCAGAGGCACCTGCTCGAGCGGCTCCGAGTGCACCCGCCGCCCCCACGCCGCCCAGCACCGAGGAGGCCATCTGCCCGCCAAAGCCAGCGCCGTTCTCAGCCGCCTGCTGGCCAGCCATGCCCGAGCCCGCCCCGGCCACGGTCTGCATCAGCGGATCCGCGCCCAGGCGATTGAACACCTCGCGCGTGGTGCCGCTGGTGAGCTTGCCGGCCTGATTGGACAGCCCCGCGCCAGTCAGGGCGCCCAGGCCCGTCTCCACGCCCTGCGACACGATGCGCTGCGTGGGGGTGTCCGGCTGCGGTAGACCCATCTGCGTCAGCAGGCGGTCAAGCTGCGGCAGTTGCTGCTGGAAACGGATGCCGCGGCCTTCACCCAGCGCCAAGTCTTGCGCCTTGTTGGCCACGCCGCCCACAGCGTCCACGAACATGGCCGGCAGAGAGGCGACGGCCTTGATGCCGGAGCGGGCAAAGAGGCCGGCCTGCGAGGCGAGGGTGTTGTTTTGGGTGGTGCCTTCGGGCTTGCTGTCGGCTTTGCTGTCCTGCATCCACTCGGCCGGCACGTTGTAACCGTTGCGCTGCAACTTGGCCACCAGCTCGGCCTTGGTTGTGCCCTCGGGCACGTTTTGAATCAGGGTGCCATCAGGCAGGCGCACATCCATTACTTCAGACTCCCAAAGTCCACCGCCGGAGCTTCCGGCATTTGCACCTTGTAGAAGGGCACGAAGGGCGCGAACTGCGGGCCCACGTTCTTCAGCGCCGCATCGTGCTGCTGAATGCGGAATGAGTTGATCTTGCGTAACACGGCGGACAGTGCTTGGATTTCCGGCACGGTCATGCTGTCAATATCGCCACCCGCAGCTCGGCTGATCAGCGCGCGCTCGCCCTCGGTGATCTGCCCTTGGCCGGCCAGCAACTTGGCTCCATCGGCCGCCAGTGACGCTGCACCCTGCAGCAGCTTGCGCGTGTTGCCCAGCACTTCAGCGTTGTCTTTGCCGGTCACACCCAGGCTTTGCCCGAGCTGGCGGCCAAAAGTCTCAAACTTGGCCGTCGGTCCCACCGCCACCTTGCCGCTGTTGACCACCTCATCAATGCGGTTCAACGTGCGCAGGTTGTTGGCGGCGGCTTGTGCTTGGTCGCGCGAGGTGGCCAGCATGGACGCGGCGTCCTTGGCGAACGCATCGCCAAAACCCTTGTCCATACTGACGCTGACGTTGGTAGCGCCGGCCTTCTTCTGCTCCGTCTGGAACTGCTGGAAGGTGCCCTTGTAGCCCTGATTAACTGCAAACTGGTACTCACGGATCGCCGCCGGTGTGTCGCTGGCTTTGGGCAGGCCTTGCGCCAAAGTCTTGTAGCCCGAAGACCTGCCGCTGAGCAGCACCTCATCAGGCCCGAGCTTGATCGGCGCATCGTCTTTGGCCGTGGCCGTGAGGTACTCCATCGGCTTGAGCTGGCGGGCCTGCAGGGCTTCGTACAGGAACTGATTGCGCGGATCCACTGCGGGCATGCGCGCGGCGTTTTCCACGGTGGGGCTGGCATTAGCCCCCAAGGACTGCAGCGCCTGCGCCTGTGGGCTGGGCAGGCTTTTGATGAAAGCGTCGTCGCGCTCCTTCTGCGCTTGCGCTTCGGCATCAGCACGTGCGGCCTGATTGAGCTGCAATCCACCGAGCTGCTGCTGCAGAACGAACTGTTGCTGCGCGCGTTGTTCTTGCGCAGCGCGTTGCGCGAGCAAGGCTTTGCGCTCCTCCTCGTCCTGCTGCGCCTTCTTGGCCGCGCCCATGGTGGCGCCGTAGGCGTTCAGCCCCAGCGCCAGGCGCTGCATGGTGTTGCCTTGCCCGCCCAGCAAGCCGCCAGCGAGCTGCAGCGCGGCCATGGTCTTGGGGTCGTCCCAACTGGTGCCCAGAATGTCCAGCAGTCCCATGCTTACCTCCGGAAGGGGTTGCCCGCCACGCCGCCGCCCAGCAGGCCTTGGCCGACGTTCATCATGTTGGTGTAGCCCTGCGCGTAGGCCGGGTTCATCAAATAGTTCTTCTGCATGTCGATGCCCTGGCGCTGCAGCTCGTTCAGCCCGCCGGTGGCCATCTGGTCGTTGAACAGCTTGGTGGCCGAGCCCAGCAGGCCGCCTGTGCCGTCCGGGCCGTAGACATAGTTGGCCAGGCGCGGGTCCATGTCTTTGGTGGTGGTGGCCGTGGTGGTCTTGCCGCCCGAGGTGCCGCCCAGCACCGCACCGGCGATGGGCAGGGCAGCTTTGAGCAGGCCACCAGCGGCGCCAGCTCCGGCCAAGGCGCCGGCGGGCAACCCCGCTTCCCAAGCCGCCACGGACGCGGGCGTCATGCCGGCTGTGAGCGAGCCGACACCAAACTCGCCCGGCAGCCCAGCTTCAAATGCGGACACCGAGCCCGGTGTTACGCCGGACGTCAACGAGCCCGCCTCGCCACCACCCAGCAGGCCGCCACCGCTGAACATACTGGGCTGACCCATGGCCGAGCCCAGCGCGTTGGCGCCCAAGGCAAACGCCGCCAGCTTGGCCATGTCGCCCAGGCCGTACTTGTCGGACCCAGCGTCAACAATGTTGCTGCGCAGCAGGTTGCCGTCCATGTCCACCACGTCCGCACGGTAGCGCGTACCACCCAGCGGTGTGCCGACGGTGTAGCCCATCTGCTGCGGCGTGCCCATGTCCTGCTCGGACTGGCCCATCATCTCCATGTAAGGGCTGACCTCAAGGCCGTTGACGAGGGCCTGCATCTGAGACGGGTTGCCGGCGTAGGGCTTGAACCCCGCGCGCAGGGCTTGAGCAATGATGTCTTGGTAATTCATGCGGGCCTCACGGCTTGTTGAAGATGTTGTAAAGCTGCGCCCCGACCAGCGCGCCGCCCAGCGCCCCGGCACCGGCGTTGCCCGGGGTGGAATTGGTGGTGTTGCCAAAGCCCGTGAACGGGCTCACCGTGTTGGTGTAGTTGCCCACCACGTTCCACGGCGCTTGCTGCTGCGTCAGGCCCAGGTTGTAGATCCCCTGGCCTTGCTGCTGCATGCCGGTGTTGCCCTGCTGGACTAGGTTGGCGCCCAGTTGCGTGGCCTGCAGATCCTGGCCGCGCTGGTTGGTGTAGAAGTTCTGCAGGCTGTTCTGGTAGCCCAGGCCCAAATTGCCCATGCCCAGGGCGTAGTTCTGGTTGCTGTTCTGGAACCCAAGCCCCAGATTGCCCAGGCCCATGTTGTAGTTCTGGTCGCCCTGGTACTTCTGCAGCCCCCGGCTCATGGCGTTGTTGTAGTCCTGGCCGTACAGATTGGCCAGCGCCCCCGACAGCCCGGTGTTGGCGTCTTTCAGCGCGTTGGCCTCCACCACGCCCTGGCGCGAGCCACCGTAGCCGCCCGCCGCCACCGCCGCGCTGCCGATGCCCGGCAGGATGTTGCGCTGCAGGTTGTCCGTCACCTGCTGGCGAATGGTGTTGGCCATATCGCCCAGGTAGGGGTTGGGCGTGTAGGTGAAGGGGTTGCCCAGCGTCTGCGGCATGTAGGGGTTGGCCGTATTGCCGGCTGCACCCCCTGAAGCACCGCCCGCTGCCGCACCGCCTGCCCCACCGGCTGCTCCACCCGCTGCCGCACCAGCAGCTCCACCGGCCGCACCTCCGGCTGCGCCGCCAGCGGTATTGCCGCGCTGCGCAGTGGCCACGTTGGTCAGCGCCTGCCAATCCGCATCACTTTGCTGCCCCACGTTCTGGTTGACGTTGGCTCGGATCTGCGCGTCGGTCAGGCCGTTGGTGAGCCCCAGGTTGTAGACCTGCGCCTTCTGCTCGGGCGTCAGGTTCTGCGCGATGCCCTTGAGCGCGTTCCAGTCGCTGTCGGACTGCATGCCAAACAGGCCGCTGGCCTCCATGCGCACCTGCTCGTCGGACTTGCCGCCCGCCAAACCCCCCAGGTAGGCCTGCGCCTTTTGCTGCGGGGTCATGGCCTGCATGTTGGCCAACTGCACCGGCGAGGTGTTCAGCCGCGTGGCCAAGCCCTGCAGGTAGGACCAGTCGCCTGCGGTCTGCGCGCCAAACTGCGCATCCGCGGCTTGCTTGATGGCCGCGTCGGTGTAGCCCTCTTGGCGCAGCCGGTTGTACTCGCGCGCCTTGTCCTCGGCGGTCTTCAGGTTTGCGGAAAACGTGATTGCCATGTGTTACCCCAAGAAGCGCCATGCTCCGGCGCGGTATCCGTAGAAGCCACCCCCGCTGCCGGGGTTCCAGCTCGTGCCATCGGCCAGCACCACCATGCCGTCTCTGGGCTTGGCCGGCGCCACGTACAGCATCTCCAGGCTCAAAAACTGGTTGCCCTCCAGCGTGGCGCGGGCGATGTTCATCAGCTCTTGCTGCAAGAACGCCGGCAGGTCCGCCGGGTTGGGCGGTACAGCACGCGGTTGGTACATCAGTACGCCCCCGTGCTCACCACGTCCAGGTCAAACGACCGGACGCGAAACGGCACACTGGCCGACATCTCTACCGCCAAAAAGCGCCCTTGCGCAAAGGCATCGGCCTTGATGCTGGAGCCAATGGTGAAGCTCACCGGATCGGACCAGGTCACGCTTTGGTCGGCGTTCATCGCCGCACCGACGCGCACCGTCACCGGGCTGCCTGCGGGGCCGTCAATGCGCGGATACACCGCGCGCACCAGCTTCATGGCATACGGGTCGTCCAGCGTCATGCCCTTGCGTTGCAGCGTGCCCGTCAGGCCCGTGGCGCCGTCGTCCGTGGCCCCCACATCAAAGGCCTTGATGGCCGTGGTGGTGGACAGCAGCAGGCGCGCTTCGTTGGGCGCGTAGTCGTTGCCGGTCCACGTGGTTTCGTCCCAGTCCCAGGCGTCGGGGTCGGCGGCCCAGGTGGTGGCGGTGCTGTAGTCCAGCTGCCCGCTGGCGCCGTAGGTCACGTTGGTCAGGTCGCGCAGGCCCCACACCTTGGTCTGCCAGTTCCAGACGCAGGCCTTGTTGCAATAGCTTGAGCCGCTGAACGGGAAACAGATCAGCACCTCGTTGCGCTGCGGGTTGCTGGTGACGAACGCGCGCTTGTAGTTGTCGCTCGACAGGTTGTCGAAGATGTACTTGCGCACGATGCCGTCGGCAATGCTCACCATGCCCTGGCCGGTGTTGAGAATCACATCGCCAGCGGCCAGCACCACATTGCCCAACGGCGTGTTGACGCCGCAGCCGCGGGCCAGCATGCCGTACTCGCCGGGCATGCGCCGGAACTGGAAGATGAAGGGCTGGCCGACAAAGCGCATCTCGTAGCACGAGCGCTCCTTGTAGACCGCCAGCACGTCCCCCAAGGGCAGCGCGTCCACCAGCAGGTCCGGCGTCTCGGCCAAGTCTTGCTCGCCGGCGTCCTTGGTCGCGTCGGTCTCGTCCCAGCTGCTGGGGATGGTGCCCGCCACCGCGGCGTGGCTCCACTTGACCATGTGCGGGTAGGCCGTGCCACTCTTGGTAATGTTCAACGCCACCAAGTAGTTCTTGAACGGGGTCAGCGACTGGCAGCGCCAGTTGGTGTTCCAGCCCGTCAGCGTGGCCAGGTCGTTGGCGACGTTGCCGCCCCAGTATTGCGGCTGGTCCACGCCGTTGTTCATCACCAGCACGCCGCCCAGCACGCCGCCGGTCCAGCGGTCGTCTTGGGTGCCGGTGAACAGACTCGCCGGGGTGATCTCGGTGCGCGTGGTGCCGTCGTCCACAAACACCTTCTGCGTGCCGGCGTGCACCCAGAACTTCTTAGTGGTGGTCTGGTAGGCCTGGATCCAGTACGGCGTGATGCTGGGCGCAGTGAAAACCGACGACGTGCCCCGAAAGCGCTGGGCGTAGCCGTTCAGAAAGCGCATGTTGGACACGCTGGACCACATGCCCGACTCCAGTTCCTCGGCCGACAGGTCAGCGTTCCAGCCCCGCCCGCAATCGTTGATCTTGACGATGGGCATGTCAGACGGTGGGCCAGGTGATGCTGTGCGGAAAGCCGGGCTGAGCAGGCAAGTCCCGCAGGGCCTGCCGGTAGGCCGCCCACGCGGCTTTGTCCACCGGGGCGTCGGCCACTTGCGTCCAGTCGCTTTGCGCCAGCAGCACGTCGCGCTGCTTGCGCGCTGCGGCGGCCATCTCGGCGGTGCGGTCCGGGGCTTGCCAAACCTGGCCGTCGTACAGCCAGCCGGGCTCGCAAGCGTCGGGGCAGGCCACGGCGCCGATCTCGGCGGCAAAGGCGGCATCGGCCACGATGACGTTGAGCACCTGGCCTTCTTTGATCACTGCGTAGCGCATGTGGGTCTCCTCAGATGAAGGTGGTGATGCGGGCGTAACCGCCACCGCCGGCGCCGCCGCTGGCGCCCGATGTGCCGGAACCTGAGCCGCCGGCACCGCCACCACCTGCGCCGTAGCCGCCTGCGCCACCAGCGCCTGCAACGCCGGACGTGACCTTGCTGCCACCGCCGCCGCCGCCAGAACCTGCCAGCCCGAACACCTGCGCGGCGCCTGCTGTTCCGGCTCCACCGCTAGAGGCTCCGCCCGCAGCACCGCCGCCAGAAATGCCGCCGCCCTGGGCTGTTGTGGTTATCAGCCTTCCAGGCGCCCCACCATTGGCTCCGGCCCCGCCGACGTAGCCGCCGCCACCGCCTCCGGGCCCGCCCATGAAGGTTGAGCCGCCGTTGCCTCCGGTTGCGGAAGCTGGACCAGAGCCGCCACTTGCGCCTCCAAACACTGCGGCGTTGCCAGCTCCAGGGAACGTCCCACTGGCTCCTTGTTCGCCTGTAGCGCTGCTGCTGTTGAGGTAGCCGTTGCCAAACCCGCCGTTTGAGACCCCCGCAAAACCGGAGTCCCCAACCGCAAAAGTTCCGCCGCCTGCGCCTCCGCTTACGCCAACGCCCGTGCCAATACCTCCACCGCCGCCGCCATAAGCCCGCTGGTAGTCAGTAGCGCCGTTGTACACGCGCGTCATGCCTCCAGCGGTTCCGCTTGTCGCACCGCCGGCACCGATTTCTACTGTCAATGTGCTCGGGAGCGACGCTGCATCCACCAGGCGCGCCACATAAGCTCCGCCACCACCACCAGACGCCGGCGAAATGCCAGCCGAGCTGCTTGCGCCGCCAGCACCACCCGCTCCGAGCAGTTCAATAAACACAAACTTGGCATTGGCCGGCTTGGTCCACGTGCCGGAAGCCGCAAAGTTTTGCACGTCGTGCACGGCGTTCCAATTGGCGCTGGTGCCGTCGGTCTGCAGAAACTTGCCACCGTTGCCGCCTTGGCCCGGCAGCACTGCCGTGATGCCTGTGGATGCCAAGATGGCGGCGGCCACTTGACTCGGCGTTGACACCTTGGTGGTTGATGCGCTGGTGGCCGACGACGTCTCCACTCCCGTGATGTTGGGGAAGGTGGCCTGCAGCGCGCTCTTGATCAGGCGGATGTGGTCGTCGCCCTCGCTCTTGGGGTCGGAGGCCGCCGGATAAATGGCGTTGAGCTGGCTGATATTGGTTGCGGTTTCAACCGTCATAGCGTCCTCACTCTCATGGCCGAGCCTGAGCGCAGCGCCGTGTCATCCGCTTCTTGCAGGCTGCGCACATCGGCTTGGTACTTCGCTTCCCAGGTCGGAATGCGCTCGTCGTTGAACAGGTAGCCGCTTGCTTCAGCAAGGGCGGCAAACAGGTAGACGTTGGGGTGGTTGGTCAGCAGCCAGTTGGTGCTGGACGTGCTCAGCGCCGCAAAGCGCTGGTAGTAGTCCAGGCTGACCGAATACACCGCGTCGGGGGTGGGCCCAAAGAGGATCTTGTCGCCTAGCAGGGCGTACACGCGCGGCTGGCCCGTGACGTAGGCCTCGGGGTACTTGCGGTCCAGGATCTCTGGCGTCACCACGCTCAACGCCCCCGGCGGGGTGGTGTTGCTCAAGGAGAGGTTTTCGGCTTCCAGGAAGTCGCTGGGCAAGCTCACGCCACGGGTGCCGGCCACCGTGCTCAGCGTGGTGTTCACCACCTGCTTGCGCAGGCGCAGATCCCGCGCGATGCGGGCCTCGGCCAGCGTGATGAAGTCCGGGATGATGGACGTCAGGTCGCTGCGCTTGAGCCAGTTGGCAATGGAGGTCTGCAGGTCGGCGTACGTGGCAATCGCCATGGCTTACACCCTGCCTTTCCAGATGCGAAAGTGCGCCAGCGCCGGGTCGTTCAGCAGGCGCTTCTGGTGCTCCTGCGACTTGCCCAGCTCTTGCAGCGTGATGCCGTGGGTGTTGAGGTACTTCTCCACCAGCACTACCGGGATGGAGGCCGCGAGACGCATGTCTGACGAGCCGTGCCGGCCCTCGTTGTGCATCGCTTGCGCGCGCTCCACGTAGGGCGTGCAGTCCTGCGTGGTGCCGGTGATCAAGGCCCCGTCTTGCAGCGCCACGGTGGTCACCACCCCGGGCGCGGCTTGCAGGTCGGTGCGCATCAGGAGTTGTCCAGCGGCACGACGTTGACGCTGCCCGCAGCCGTGCCCTGGATGTAGGCGATGTGCGTCAGGCCCTTGGGCACGTGCATGATCACCGAGTCGGCGGGCTGCACCAGCACGTCGTTGGTGGTGGCCGTCACGGTGGAGTCGCCCACCTTGACGTAGCACTCGTTACGCGCAGCTACGCGGATGTAGTTGGGGGCGCGACCCGAGGAGTCGTTGGGGATGGCGGTGCGCGCCGAAGCGGCACCCGTGGCCGCGGAAAAACCGGTGGCCGTGACGCTGATGAAGGCGCCACCAAAAATCTGAGCCATGAAGATGCTCCGACGTCTCACGACGCTGGGAGAAAAGAAAAGGGGCCCCGAAGGGCCCCCACGAACGATGCGCGGTGCTGTTTAGGCCGGAGCCAAGTGCACCGTGATCGAGCCCACCGCGGAAGTCGCGGTGCCTGTCAGGTCGTAGGAGAGCGCGTCTCCCACGGCCAGCAGCAGGTCCGACGCCGTGGTGGACAGCGTCAGCGCCTGGTTGGCGTTGGCGGTGCCCACCAGGTTGTAGGAGCCCGAGTGCAAGACCGTGCCGCTGGCCGGGGCCGTGGCGGTCGGGGTCTTGCGGATCTGCGCCGTGCAGGCACCACCCGTGCCGGCCACATCGACGCGGCCACGGATGGCCTTGACGACGTAGGCGCGGTCCGCGACGAAGAACGTGCAGTCCGGCGTGGAGGCGGTGTAGTTGATGGTGACGGGCACAAAGCCCGCGCCGCCCGTTGAGGCGTTGCCCACCAGCTCCATGGAGGAGTCGGCGGCTTGTCGAATGTCCACAGACATGATCTGTTCCTTTCAAGTGAAAGGGGCCGGCGCCTTGTGAGCACCAGCCCCGTCAGGTTCAGAGGATGTCGTACACGGCGCCGTGGGCCTTGGGCGCACGGCACTCCAGCGTCCACTCCACCACCAGCTCGCGCTGCTCGGCGTCACCCGTCTTGGCCAGCTCGATGGTCTGGAAGGGGCGCAGGTACGCCACCGCCAGTTTGTCGGACTGCAGCACGAAGACGTCACGCGCGGCCATGAAGCGGTTCGGTACGCACTGCAGCGTGCCGAAGTCGCTCACGTAGAAGTCCACCGAGCTGTACAGCTTGGCGTCCTCGCTCTTGTCAAAGCGGGTCGCGTTGCCGGTGAAGCCGGAAAACGTCTGCTTGGCCGCGGGCGGCAGCATGATCATGTCGGGCTCGCCGCCGGCCGTGTAGACCTGCTGCAAGACGTCCTTGACCTGCGCCTCGGTGAAAGCGCGCTGCGTGCCGGCGGTGTAGCCGGTGTTGGCGGTGTAGGAAGCCAACGTGCCGCCGTTGCGGTTGACGTTGTCCACCACCCAGCCGCGCAGGCCGCGCGACTGCCGCGGCGAGGTCGCCAGCACGTCGAGCTGCGTGGCGCTGCTCTCCATGTCGCGCTTGATCTCCAGGCTGGCCAGGCTGAGCTGGTAGGCCAGCTCGTCCTTGCGGCCGGCCGGATTCATCGCCTGCTGGGTGCCCGAGACCACCACCTTCTTGGCGCTGATCTGCGTGCGGTTGGTCAGACGCGCCGTGACCGTGACGGTCTTGGCGGTCAGGTCGTCGCCTTCAGCCTGGGCGTTGTTGGTCACCGCGGCGGCCAGCTCCTGGGTCTGCCATTCCAATCTGTTACTTGATGACCTGCTTGCGCAGGCGGGCAGTCATTTCTGCTGCCTCTGCAACTTTCGCTGCAGTTCGGGCTATATCATCCGCCGGTTATGCGGCCAAGCATATAGTCTCTGAGGATAGCCTACGGCTGTTCCACTCATCAATACGCGCTTGTTTGCGCTGAATCTTGAAATACGCGCCTTCGCGTACCCAAGACTGCATCTTGATGTGAAACCGCATCGGTGTCTTGTAGCCGTCCTTGTAAGGCGGGCAAACCGACAGCTTGCCGGTTTTAATGCCCACAGACTCCACAAGTCGCACGAATTCCGGAACCCAAGATTCGCAGCATTTGAACCCCATATAGAACGATGTGTCCTTCTGGTGGTTCTTGCTGACGAACCCTTCGCTGTCCATCAACCCGGCAATGAAAGCCAATTTCTCGGCTTTGGACCATTGCCAAACGTAGGCAGGAATGATCTTCTTGGAGTCGGTGTCGTCCACCAGCCTCTTGCAAAGATCGGGGTCACCGCAGCGAAGCGAATGATTCGGCTTGCTGCTCTTCTTGACTTCGTGCGTGCAGATGTTCACCGGCCTGTCAGTCAACTCAGCCAACGCCGTCTTGACGGACTCTGCAAAGTCCGCATCAATGGTGTTGAGTCTGAACACCGGATACCACTGTGTTTGTGGTCCGCTGTTGTGACTAACCTGCAGGGTGACGCACCCGTCACCTAAGTACACCCCTAGGATGTACGCGTAACTCTTTCCTGCTGATTGTCCAATTTCCATTACTTTTCCTCTGCGGGGAATGGAACTCTAAGGAGTTTCCAGCATTTAGCTCGGTTTTACCTGCACAAATTATAGGCTATGCAGGGTGTTGGTGGCCTTCGATTTTGAGGCCATATTCAAAACTGGGGTTTGCGTCGGACTTATCCTATAAATAATGTCCGTAAGATCCTCGCGATTACCAATCGCGGAGGTGGTCAGGAAGGTATTGGTTGGTGCAGCCATTTCGCTGCCTCCTTTCGTATGAAGTTCAGAGGATCGTGGCGAACGCGCGGGCGGCGTCTTCGACCTTGCCCGTCTTGTTCAGCTTCAAAAGCGCCGCGGTGCGTGGCTCGATGCCGGTGTTGCCCCCCATGCCGGGGCGCTCCACCTTTGTAGGCAGCGTGCTGACCTTCTTGGCCGCTGCCGATGCCTTGCCGACCATCTGGTCGTACAGCATCGCTTTGCGGGCCAGGATCACCGCACGCGCGTCGGCGATGTTGTTGATGGCGTCGGGCTCGTAGCCTTGCTGGGCCAGGTAGTCCCGGATCGCCACCTTTTCGGCCTTGCTCTTGGCTTCATCCCTCCACTCCGGCAGCTTGGCAAGAAGGTCTTCCTGCTGCGCCTGCAAGTGGCGCAGATGCGCCTGTTGAGCCTCGGCCTGCTGAAGAGCGCTGACCCGTTGCTGCTCGGCGTACACCTGATTGAGCTGGGCTTGCCGGGCTTGCGCCTGGTGCTGCTGTTTCAGGTACTCCACCGGGTCGCTCTGGAGCAACTCTTCCCAGTTGGTCTGTTGCTGCTGCTGCAGCGCGCCTTCCAGTTGAGCCTGCATCTTCTGCAGGTTCGCGGCGTAGGCTTGCCGCTCCTGTAGCGCTTGCGACCTTTCGGCTTCGGCAGCTCTGCGCTGCTCGGCGGCTTCCATGGTCTTGCGCGTGTAGTCCGCCTGGCGCTGGTAGCCGTTCTTCAGCTCACTCAGCGGAACTTCCACGTCCTTGCCGTCAATCTTGACGGTGACCGTGGGTTCTGCCTCGGGAGCCTGCGCTTCGGCCTCTGGTGAGGCTTCGGCGGCTGCAGGTTCGGGCGGGGCCGCTTCAGGTTCAGCGGCCGCCTGCTTCTCGTCGGGCTCGGGAGCGGGCTCCAGGGCGGCTGAGAACAGGCTGCTGGCTTGGTTGACGTCAAGCGGACCGTTGGATCCCTCGGAAGGGTTGTCCATGCTTTTCACTCCTCGGGCGGCGCATCACTGCGTTGACCCATGCAGACAACAAAAAAGCCACCCGCAGGTGGCTCTTCTAAGAGGGTTGTCCTTCCTCTGAAGACTTCAGAACTCGTGGCGCTGGCCGTCGCTGTCCAGCCAGCCCAAGGGGCCGAGCTGCACCGGCACGTTCCAGTTGCCGTGGATCAGCTCAGCCTCAGGCGCGGGGTGAAAAGCCACGCGAATGGAGCCGCCGTGCGTGTGCTTGATCACGCCACGCGCGAAAGCATCCCAGTCCCCCACTGCTTGGCGCGGTCCATCAGGGTTTGCTGGTGCTGCAGGTCCACCTGCGCGAGCTTGCCCGTCTCCAGCGTTGAAACCAGGTGCGCACGCACCTTCCTCAACAGGTGCAGGTAGCTCCACAGCTTTTCGCGGCCGTCCTGGTCTCTTGCGGGGCTGTTCGTCCATTGCTCAATCACTTCCTTTTCAATCGCCTCAAAGGCTTCGATGAAGGCCTCGTTTTCCAGCACCTCTTTGGCGCGGGAGCCGGCGTGCAGGCGTTGTTCCAGGGTCATGCCCAGGCCCTCACCGGAGCCTTTGGAGCAACCTTGTAGGCGTCCAGTTCCGGCGCTTCGTCCGTGTGCCGCACGTTCACATGCCAGCCCTCCAGCGGAGCCATCTCAGGCACCTCGCCTTGGTCGGTCTTGATCATCTTGCCCGTGGGCTTGTAGATCGTGCCGATGACATCGATGGCGGCGTACTTGGGAACCTTGACGGTTTCCACCACATCGTCTTGCACGTTGGTCTGCTCATCAAACAGAACGCTGTCAGCCTCGGCTTGGTCGGCGAAGCGAAGGAAAAAGTCTTGGTACATATCGTCTCCGTAAAACTGTTGTTTGACCCACTCCTGGCCCGCTGCCAGCACCTCCGGTGGCGTCTCGGCTACCAAAGCGTTGAATTGGTCGAAGGGGTCGTAGGTCATTTGCGTTTCCTGATCCAGCGCACCAGCGGCATAAACGCCAAGCCGTCCCAGAAGCCTCGGAGGAAGTAGGTCATGCTGTGATGGCCTGCAACTCGGCATTGCTCAGGCGGCGGGGGTAGTAGGTGATGCGCTGTATCCAGACAGAAGCGGTTGACTGAAATACCGCTGACTGGCCGATAAGCAAACTTTGTACAGTAGGCAAAGTAACAGCCGTATCGTCTGACGCCACAGTGCCATCAGTTGCAAAATTACTATTATTAAGTTGATACGTAACCGCAGATCGAAATGAATTACCTGCCACTTTTGCCGGCCCGGCGGGTAAATCCATTGTGTTTACATTAGAAACTCTTATGACCCCGCGCATTTGGGTTGAAGCCGCTCCCCAATTTATACCGATTGCATCTGTGTTTGGATTGCTGCCAGCAAGTGTTGCTTGAAACGGGAAATTTCCCGCAGTACCACCTACCAAAATGCCCTGCGCAAACAAAGTCCCCGACGTAGCATTGAACCAAGGACTCAACGTATTCACCGACGCCACATCAGCGTTGCGGGTCAGGGCCGTTGTGGTGGTGGGGATGACCGATGTGGCAAACGCGCCGAGTTCTAGCTGCGGCATGCCGATGCGGAGGGTGATGTCGATGGCTGCGCCGTTGGCTACCGAAAACTGCAACTGCGGACGTACAAATGCGGTTGTTGCCTGATTCAGTGTCCCAACAAAAGTTTGGCGTTGTGTATTTAGTGCTGCGCCTGTTGGAACAAACGGGCTTCCAGACAAAGTTCCAAGCAACGTTGGAACACTGCTGAACATTGACTGCACAGCAATAATACCGGTGACGTTTGTAAGTGATCCTCCTACCAAGGAAACGTAAGAAGACCACGCCCAAGTCTGACCGTTTGCCGCAGCAATTCCCGTAGAAGTGTCAAAAAGAATGTTTGGGTTAAGCGCAGCGCCAGCGGTGCCATTGAATCGAATGTCGATGTAAGTAATGCCGCTTTCAGTGCCGGTGCCAACTACTGAAATAGTCAAACCTGTAGTAACGCCACCTATTGTCCAATTCGTCGGCAACGTCCCCGGCGTCCCAGCTACTGCACCCTGCATCGTGTTGTTGCGGATGCTGTTCGTCCTCTGCTCCTCAATCAGCAGCCCCTGTGCGGCCAGGGTGGAGGGGTTGTAGTCCAGCCGAGGAACATCGGCACCAGCACTAGTCAGGACGCCTGCGGAGTTGAAGTAAGTTGCGTTTGTGCCCGTGCGGGTGAAGGTGACTCGGGGGTCGAGTACCCCGGCATCTACAAACGCCAAGTCCAGGCTGGCCGCCGACCCTGACACGCCCGTGGACAGCGCGCCGACGTTGACCGTGCTGCTCGCGCCGTCGCTCAGCACCGAGACCCAGCGCCGGCCTTGCACGCTCAGCACCACATGGTCGCCGCCTTGCACCAGCACATCGGCATTTGTGGCCGCGCTGTTGTCGTTGCTCAGGCGCACGTAGGCACCCTGGCCGGTGGCTTTGACCACCACTTGCGTGGGCAGCTTGCGCGTGGTCTGGTCCCACGGGGTGTAGGAGGACACGGCTGTCCCGGTGGATGTGAGCGTCACCGAGTCCACCACAAAAAGCCGATTTAGCATGTCAGACCGCCAGCAAAAGCATTTCAATGTCCTCCTCGTCCTGTTGCTCGCGCATCTGGTCGAACAGGGCCATCAGTTGTTCAAAGTGCCGCGAGTTGTACGCAGCCGTGTAGTCCTCCAGGCGCCCCGCCAGCTCGGCGTAGGCCTGCAGCGCGGGCAGATCCACCACCTCGGGCTGGTCAGCCTCGTGCGCGGGCTCCTGCGCCGCTTCTGGGGCGTCCTCAAGCGCCTGCAGCGCCGCGGCTTGGCTGGCGTACACCACCAGCTTGCCGTTGCGCTCCACCACAAACCGCCGCTTGCGCTTGGGCTTGTCGTCATCGTCGTAGCCGCCGCCCACAGCCGTGCCGACCTGCGCGGCCAGCACATCCGCACCCTCGGCCAAGTCGGCTGAGAACTGCAGTGAGCCCGCACTCACGCTGACCGCGGCCGCCAGCACATCGGCGCCTTCGCTCAGGCTCGCGCTGCTGGCCACCACCGGGCCGGCTTGCGCTGCCAGCGTGTCTGCGCCTTCGGTCTGCGCCAGCGAGGCGGCTACCTGCGGCCCAACTTGGGCGGCCAGAACATCAGCCCCCTTGGTTTGCGCCAGGCTGGATGCGACTGAAACGCCGACCTGTGCCGCCAGCGTGTCAGCGCCCTCGGTGAGCGCCGCGCTGAAGGATGGTGCGCCGCCGCTACTTTGAACGGCCAGCAGCAGGGACATGGTCTAGCTCAGTAAGCCGACGTCTCGAAATACTCGCAGCCAACGTGGAGCTGGATCACGCCGGCGGCGCCCATCGCAATCAAGTTCGTGATGACGAAACCTTCGTTTTGGGCCAGCACCAGCGGATAGTCTCCGGCGTCGTTCTCCAGCAGGTCGGTGATCGGCATGGAGGTGCCGACGCCCGTGGAGCTGCCCCCCGCAATCGCCATGCTCACCGTCTCCAGCGTGCGGGTGCCGGCGGTCAATGCGGCTGTCGAGGAGATGCGGATGTCCGGCGCGCTGGTGATGTTCGTGAACGAATTGCGGTGCTTGTTCGCGCCCGCCACATAGAGCGCCGTGCCGCCTGAGTCGGAGGCCGTAAAGCTGTTGGCCCGCAGCAGCGAGTAGCTCAGACCTTGGGCCGCCGTAAAGGCTGTCGTGGTGATGAAGCCGATGCGGACGTTTCGAATGCAGATCAGATTGGCGCCGGTGTTGCGAAACGAAAACACGGGGCCAGCCGCTGCCACGCCGGTGAGCGCGCCCGAGGTGCCTGCGACTGAGTAGTAGCCAATCAGCTCCGCGGCGCGCAGAGAGACCCGCTGCGTGCGAAAGGTTGCGTCCACCTCGGCGACCGTTCCGCCGTTGCCTTGAAGTTGAATCGCCATGTCAGTTCCAGACCCAGGCCACGGTCCAGAGACCGTAGACCCGAGGGTTGTCAATGTTGAGAATGAGCCGCGAGTCGCTGCGCTGGCCGATGTCGCTGCGTTTCTTTGCGACCGCGTAAATCGTGAAACCTGTTCCGGCGCTCACGTTGCCGGCAAACACCTCAGGCGGATCGACCCAGTGCTCGTCGGCGCTGTGATCGACAGTCGCGGTGGGGAAGATCCAGGCTTCGACCAGGCTGCTGCCGGTGATGGCGGTCTGGCCGGTGACGGTCGCGGTGACGTCGGTCTTGCCGGGAAAGGCCCCGAAATCCACCGTAGTTGTGCCCTGCGCCACCTCAAGCCCCGAAAGCCGTCACGGTCAGGCTGGTGAACGTGCAGGCCTGGCCGGAGTTGATGGAGGTGTTGGTCACGATCATGTCGGCGCTGGACGTCCCTACCGTGCCCTGCACGACAGCCGTGCCGCCCGAGGTGTTGATGCGGAAGTACCCCGCCGTGCCGGTGCCCGAAGCGTTGGCGCTCGCCACCGCGGAGGCCGTCAGCACGCCACTGCTCACCGTGCCAAACCCACCCGCATTGCCAGCAAACTGCACCAGCAGCGTGCCCGTGGGGGCGGTGCCGACGTTGGCCGGCGCCGTGCCCGAATAGATTTGGATCTGCGCGTTGGCCCCAATGTCGGTGTTCAACTGCGTCATCGAGTTGGAGCGCGCGGTCGTGCTGTACTGAATGGCCATCAGGCAATCCCTTGTGCACGGCCATCAGGGCCGCGGATGATGGTTCGGGGCGCGCGCATCTGCGCCAGCGCTTCGGTAAAGCCCTGCATGGCCATGGCCAGCGCGGCGTTGGGGCTGGGCTCTTCCACCCCCCCTTCAGCCAGTTGCTCGGCGGGGCTCTCCACCTCGGGCTTGGCCTTGGCCTGAGCCGCGATCTGCGCCACCAGCACCTTGGTCTCGGCCTCCAGCGTGGCGCGCCAGCGCTCCATCTCCAGCTTCTCGCGCTCCAGTTGCGCCTTGGTCTCGGCTTCCACCTGCTTCAACTGCGCTTCCATCTGGATGCGCGCTTGCTCTCTTGCCGCGTCACGCTCGTCGTTCGCAGCTTGCACACGCAAAGCGGCTTCCTGCTCCGCCTGCTTGGCCTGCGCCTCCATCTGGATGCGCTGCATCTCGATCTGCTGCTCGGCCTGGAACTTCTGCGCATCCGCCTGCTGGCGCATCTGCTCGAGCTGCATCGCGGCCTGGGCCTTGATCTGCTCGGGCGTCGGAGGTTGCGGCCGCGGCGGGGCCTTGGCGGGGTCGCTGAAGAACTTGTCCGCCGTCTTGAAGCCCAGCGCCTTCACCAGTTCAGCCTGGCTCTGGTAGACGTTCTCCGGTGTCGCGGTGCCGATCTGCAGGCCCATCTGCTGCTGCTGCAGCAAGGCCATCAGGTGCGCCACCTGCTGATCACGATTACCCGTTCCCAGGCCCACGTTGACCGTGCAATCGAACTGGTTGCGCCACTCACGCGGGTCCACGTTGACCCAGGTGCCGCGCAGGCGGATGAACGCCTCCTTGTCGCAGTATTGCGAGACCAGCTTCAGGATCAGGCGGAACAGGTCGCGGAAGCCCTCGGCAAAGTTCCGGGCGATCAGGTCCAGGCGCATGTCGGCCCGGTTGGTGACGATGTTGACGCCCGTCGCGGTGTTGTTCAGCGAATCACCGTCGCTGCCTTGGTTGTAGCGCGTCCAGCCGGTGGAGTCCTCCAAGAACCCCTGCATGGTCTCCATCATGCTCATGCCAAGCTGGGAGTCGCCCATGCCCTGGTCCAGGCGCCCAGCCGCGCCGGGCTGCTTGACGCGCACCACCCCGCCAGGCCTTGAGGCCAGCAGGTCGTCCAAGTTGACCTGGCCATCGACCGCGAAGTAGCGGCCGTTGATGCTCAGGTACATGTTGTCCAGCATCCCGCGCAGGATGTTGGTCTTGATCTTCTGCGCCTCGAGCGCCAGGTCCGCCACGCTCAGGCCAAAGAACTTGTGCGGCATCGGCACCGGCGTGATGGCCACGAACGGCGCGCAGTCGACGATCTCGTTTTCGAGAATCTGGTTGCCGGCCCGCACCACCTTGCGCAGCTCGGAGATGCCGTCGCCGTCGTAGTCGCAGCGCACGTAGCACTCGGTGACCCAGATCACGCGCTGGCTGTCGTCGGGCGTGGACAGCGTGTCGGCCTGCAGGTAGGCCAGCTCGTCGTCGTAGCCCAGGCGCTCGATGCGCTCCATGTTGAGCGCCGTGGCCTGGTCGTCGCCGCTGATCTGGTCCACGTTTTTGTAGCCCATGGAGATCAGATCGCTCTGCGTGCGGGCCACGCGGTGCGCCACAAAGCTCGCGTCCTGGATGCTCTTGGCCTTGCGGCTGATCAGGAACTCCTCGGGCGGGACGTTCTCCACCTTCACGCAGCCGCTGATGCGCGTGCGCCGGCACGCCACGTCATAGGCCAGCACCGGCGGGGCGCTTTGGATCTGCGCCATCTGCTGCTGCAGCATCACAACAGCCTGCTGCGCCTGCGGGTCTCCGGCTTGCGCGGCTTGGGTGGCCTGCTCCAGTTGCTGCTGGAGCTGCTGCAGGGCCTGCTCGCGCTGCTTGGCGTCGTCCTCGTCGGGGTAGCTCTTCTGCTCGATGACCTCCACCTCGTCGTCGTCCATGAGCTGCGCCAGCTCGACGTCGTTCAGGTTGCGGTACTCCTCGCGTTTCTCTTCCTTGCGGTCGTCCCACCAGACTTTGACGATGCCGTTTTTGCTCAGCAGCGCGTCCTTCATCCAGTTGTAAATGATGCGCTCGCCCGGGTTGTGCGTGTGCAGCACATGGTTGACGTAGTCCGTGGCCTGCTCGGCTTTTTGCTCGTCGCCGGGCTTTTGCGGCTCAAACTCCACCACGCGCTCGCTGCCCGCAAACTTCACCATGAGCTGCGGCAGCATGCTCTCGATGGTGTTGCGCACGTCGGGGCTCACCACGGAGCTGCGGCCCTCCACCTCGGGCGGCGTCAGGTCCAGCGTGGGCTGCCCCAGGTAGTAGGCCATCGCCTTCTGACGCTGGGCGGCCAGCTTGCCGCTGTACCAGCCCACCGCCTGGCGCATCTCCTGGTCCGTGATGGACCGGAGCTGATCTTCAGACATGCGTGCCATGGTGTTGCTTTAGGCCACGCTCAAGCGTGGGTAGTTGATCGTCCCGCCCCATGTGTCATTGGTCATCTGACCCTCGCACATGGCCAGGTATCGAAAGGCGTCCGCCCCGTGGGAGGCGTCGTCGTGAACGGGTTGGGTGTATGTCCCCGTGGTGGCGTTGATGCCGTACTTGTAGTTCTGCAGGCAGTCGATGAGCTTGTCAGCCCGTGCCTCGTCGATGTAGACCCGCGGGAACACCATGCGCGTGAGCTTGATGCCCTCGTCCACATCCATGCGCGGCAGCACCACCACCTGGCGGCCCATGGCGCTCATCACCTCCTGCGTGCTCTTGCCCGTCAGGAAGTGCTTGGACGCGCCGTCGTGAGGAATGAAGTCCGTGCCGTAGTTGTACGGCTTGTCTCTCAACGCCCGCACGTAGTAGTCCAGCGGCTTGCGGTTGTCCTGCAAGTAGTCGATGACGCGCAGCGCCCCATCCGAGCCACGCTGCACAAAGATCACCGACATGAAGTCCGCAAACCCCAAGTCCCACACCGTGTGCGTCTTCAGCTCCGGGTCATGCGGAACCGGGCGAATACGCCGGTCATCGCGCAGGGCCCGCATCTCGTCCTTGTAGACCGCGCTCGGCACGTCGTAGACGTCCCAGCGGCCCTCCAGCAGCATCTGGCGCTCCACCTCGGGCAACTGCAGCAGCCGCTCGCGGTAGCCCGTGCCGGCCAGGTGCACGTTGTCGCTCAGGAAGCTCGGCACAAAGCTGCGGATGAACTTTGTGCCCTCGACCTCGATCTCCACCCGCGAGGCCTGGCCACCCTTGGTGATGCCAAAGCGCTGCATGATCCACTTCGGGCCCGGGTTGCAACTGGCGCGCATGTAGCAACGCAAGCTACGGTCGGGGCTGCGCAGGCGGCTGGTCAGGTACTCGTAGACGTAACTGGTGGCGAAGTGCCCCAGCTCGTCAATCCCGATCCACTGGAACTCCTGCCCCTGGTACTGCAGCACGTCCGCGTCGCGCTCGCAGTAGCCGAAGATGATCTTGGCGCCCGATGGGAACTGCCACTCCCGGGCGGCTTCCTTGTACTCGGCGCCTTCAATGATGCGCGGGTACAGCGCGCGCGTGCGGTCCACGATCTCGCGCAACTGCGGGAACGTCTTGCGCAGCAGCAGCGCCCGGTACTTCGGGTTGTCAAACCCCCGCTGCGGGTAGCCCAGCGCGTCCATGATGAGCGCGTCGGACTTGCCACCACCGGCCGCCCCACCGAACAGCACCTCGTCGTCGGGGCAGCTCAGGAAGTCAGCCTGCTTGGCCGTGGGCGACCACAGCCGCTCAGCGTTCACGCTTCAGCGGCAGCTCGACAAAGCCGCGGTGCGAGTGGTTGATGTCGCCCGTCACGTTCATGGACGACAGCTTGGCGTGCACGTAAGGCGCAGCGGCCACGGCCGCCGACAGCCGGTCTCTCGGCTCGTTAGCGGGCTCGCGCATGACGCTCAGCAGGTACTCCAGCGGCGTGATGCCGGTGGCCTGGGCCATGGCTTGCGCCTCGGCGGTCTTCTTGTTGGGCAGGCCTTTCTTGCGGCCGGCACCAGGGCGAGCACCGCCACGGCTTTGATTGTTTGAAAGTTTTTCAATCATGGATGCCTTTCGGCTTGTCCAAGAGTGCCCATCGCCCGCCGCTGTCCGCGGGGAGACTCGCGGGGCTCGTTCCGCGTCGATGGGCTGCGGCTCATTTGCCGGTGGCGCCGCGGGCCGGTGGGCGTTGCGCCCAGACTGGCAACTGCGCCAGAAACGAAAAAGCCCCTGACGAAAATGTTTCGCGCAGGGGCCGGGTGACTGAATTTCACCACACCTCAAAAGCGGCTGTCCATCATTTAGACCCGCTCCACAAACATCTGCACCGCGTCCGCCACGAGCTCGGCGCGCTCGTCGTCGTTCTCGGGCAAGCGGGCACTGCGCCACACGCTCACCCCTGTGGCGCGGTTGCGGGCCACCAGGTACAGCGCGGTGCGAAACGGATCCGGGATGCTGGCCACCACTTGGCCAATGTGGCGGATGAGCAAACCGCGCTCGTCGGTGTCCAGCGCGCCGTTGGCGTCGTCATACTGCCGAGAAGCCCGCCAGCCGCGAGTGCTTGGGCACTCCACGGGGTAGCCCTCCACGGGCGTCCAACCGCGCTCGGCGCGCCACCACAGCACCAGCAGCTCGAGCGGGTCGATCTCGGGCGTCAGGGCCATGCGAGCCACTTCTCCCGGATGGCCTGGGCTGCGCCCACGATGTCGGTCTCGCGCCATTGGTTCTGCGATGTGTGCACCCATGCCGTCCATTGCTCCCGGTTGCGTCTGAAAAGCAGCATGGGCTCGGCACCCACACGCTGCGCTTGCTCGCAGGCCTGACGCCACCAAGTCGGGCGGCTCAGGCGCTCCTGGCGCTTGATCTCAATGGCCCAGCCCTTGACGGCCAGGCAGTCGGCGCCACCCTCGCGGGTTTGCGTGAGGTTGCGCGTGAGCAGCTGCCCCAGCTCTTGGCCCAGCAGCTTGAGCACCTCGCGTTCGGCGGCGGCGCCCTTGCGGCGTTGCATGGCGCTCACTGGCACCCCTTGCACACGTACTGCTTGACGCCCTGCACGCGCAGCAGCTTGCGCCCGGCGCCGTCGCGGGCTTGATCGCAGCGGGCGCAGCGGAAGGTGATGCGCATGCCCGGGCCGCGCTCTAACGCAAACCGGTGGCCTTGGCGCTGGCTGGTGTCGCTGTTGCTCGGGGTTGTGCCCACAGTTTCCTCATCGTGGCTTTGAGTTGATCGACATGCGCCTTGCCGCGCCGCTTCTCCAAGCTGGCCAACCAGGCCCGGCGCTCGTCCAGGCTGGGCAGCTTGAGGATCCAGCGCGCTTCACACTCATGGCGCCAGGCCTCGCTGCTGCTGCTGACCTCGGTGCCGTCATGCAGCGCGGGCATTCGCGGCTTGGTGGCGGGCGCAGCGCTGGGCGTAGTGCCAGATGCTGGCCACTTGCTCGATGCTGGGCGGGGCCACGGGCGGCGGGGTCTTGGGCTCGCTGAATGGCTTGTCAGCGTGCCAACGCGCCTTGGACTTGTCGCCGGTGCGCCAAATCAGGCCTGTGCGGCCAATGAACATCAGGTGCACCGTCACCGTGGACGACGCGCAGCCGAACTGCAGCGAAATCTGCTTGTTCGTCACCGGCTGGTTC